GACAAAATAAGTAGAGGTCATTTGAGGATTCCAATTAATAGCATCATCAAGAGCCTCTTTTGCCATAGTCTTTAGGACAGAGGTTTGCTCCAAAGAAAGACCGTATTCAGGAGCCATACGAACACACAATCCATAGACAAGAGCTTCTGACCATTCCATAGGGAACACAATAGTATCACTACCTGCTGTGTATGTCTCTTCTTGCTGGTATCCGTACAAAATAGCTGTGTAGTTATCAGCAGTGTTTGTATCTGGACACATATAGAAGTATGCTGTTTGTCCGTCTGCACTTAGGGACACTTGTGTAGGAAGAGCGGTATCATATTTATTGATGTAATTATGATACTCTTCTCTTGACACAACCCTCAAAGGGATCTCATGCAGGTCACTGGTGTGGACAAGGAAAGCCTGATAGACATTCCAAAGACCACTAATAGGAGGACTTGCGTCTGTATTAATCTGATATGCAGGAAACCCTGCTGTAAAATTAGTGATAGGATAAGACACTTCACGATAAAAAGGCATGCCTAAAGTGAAGAACCGCTTTGCCATCATATTCAGAGCAAGTATCATCTCAGTCTGTTGTGTGGCGTCTGCGGTCCCTCCTTGGATATTAACACCAAGCTTGCGCAATGTGGCATCCATAATATCCAGTGCTGTGATTACGAAACTTGTTGCCATTATTTTCCTTTATTTATGCTTTAAGATACTGTTAGTCATTCTTTAGACACCACTATTCAATCCAGTAGACCCGTCAGCCGCACCAATAGGCCCACCCCCAGCATTTACGTAACGTGTCGTAATATTGGTTATATTGGCTGTATTGGTAACAATGCCGCAGCCAGAACTGGTCGCGTCAAACACCACCGCATTGGTAGCAAACCCATCAAAAAGTGCACCCCGCGCCATGACTCTGGAGCAACCAATACCATAGATATGTGCTGTCGCTGTACGCCCAGATTGGCTATAGAAGTTTCCAGCAATCTGGCTGTAACTACACGTTGTCATATGGACACCGTACTTCTGGCTACGGAACAGGACAGACGGCTCGATTGTGATGTTAGTGCAATTGACCGCCGTGACGCCATAAGCATTGGCCCAGTTCGCATCGGCGTAAATCTGCGTACCCGCTGAAATCGTAATGCCGCGGCAGTTGTTCAAGAAAATAGAATCCGTTCGTGCTCCAGTTGCTTTCGGATTCAGCCAGCCGCCCTGAATAGAAATCATTGAATCATTCGAGCCAGCAATGCCAGCGCCTTCGATGTGAATTCCGCGCGTCGAGAACTGATCGGCTCGGCAGTTGATGATCTGTACGTCTTCGTTACCGTTCAGAGCGGAGGTTGTGCAGTCGAGCAGAAATCCTGTCGGCGCGCTTGCCGTTTCGCAGGAGTCAAATATCAGATCGGAAACATATGCGCCAAACGCGTAGAAGCCGATCCCGCCTGTTCCAGTCGCCGCAGAGCCATCAACATAAGTCTTAGCGAAAACACTAGACGCATTCCCCCCCGCTCCGGTCCCTCCACCATCAAGATTGAGCCCGCGCCAGTTGTTAGCCGTGCCGGAGAACTGCATCAAAACCCGCTCGGTGATTGTGTTTGTAGCCCGCAGCAAGTTGATGCCGATTAGATAATCAGAGACTGTAACGTCGATCAGTTTCAGAATCGCTGTGTATTGGGCGTAGATACCGAACCCACCTGTTCCCAGAACGCTCTTTGTGACGGACAAGTCGCGGATGCTGACGCCTTGCAATGGTGTTCCGGCCGCTCCCAGCACTTGGATGCCGACCGCATTCGCGTCAGTCGTCATCAGTTTGGTGCTGTTCGCGCCTTTGCCCTGCAGAACCGTATTCTGCCCAGCACTGCCCGGAGTCGCCGTCCCGATGTTGAGGTTCGCGCTCATGGCGTAGGTGCGAGCATCGAACTGCACGACGCCACCAGTATTCACAAGGGAGTCAATTGCCTTCTGAATGGCTGTCCGATCGTTGGTTACGCCGTCACCGACTGCGCCGAACCACTCTGCAAGAACAGTCATACCTGTAGTAGCTCTAGGTGAGCAGTTTAAAAAGCAAGGGCTCGGACCTGAAAGAATCTGATGCTGGACTTGGACTAGTTCTGTACCTGTTCCTATAAAGTACCCACCCGCCTCGAACTTCAGCTCAGTAAGGCCACCAAATGTTAGAGGCCCACTTATCTTAGTTGGTCCCGGAATGATGAGAGTTCTGGCCAGAGCCCCCGTGTCAGCAATGGACTTCAGGACAGCAGCAGTATCATCAGTAGTCCCATCACAGAGAGCACCCCAATCCTTAATACTGAACTGTTGTCTTTCTTTGTCTTGTACTGTGTAAGGGACAGCGTTCGGACCTGTCTGAGTGAACCCTACATGACTTGCCCCAGTAGTACTGCCTATATTATCTAACTGTTCTTGTACTGTAGTTGCTGGATTATTACTTGTTGGGAGTGATGAAATTACAGCAGCTGTATGTACTGCTGTGGAAGGGGGAATTGGTGTGTCGTTATACACATGATCGTTAGTATCGTTAAGCCATTCATGTGTGATTAATGTTCCAGCAATAAAATTAGTATTTGCCATTTCTTATCGTTCTCCAAAATCCATGTCAGCAAGCGCACAATCTGCTGTACCGTAATCTGCAATACCTTGCCGGCCAGTTAAGGAGCATACTTCAATAAATTCATCTGTTGGGGGAGGAAGTTGTGGATAAACTACAATAACATCAGGAATAGATTTAACATAATCCTGCGGCTGGCGTGTTTCCCAGTCTTCTGGACAGGCCCACACGTTATCCCAGCGTAGGCGCATATCACTTCTTCGATACTTGAATCCACAAACAGTACAAATACACCACTGATTGCCGGGGATATACGCCCACTCAGTACTCATGGTTTACACCTTCCAAGAAATATATGGTTTAATGAATAAAATAAAACCACCAACACTGCTGCCAATGTATGCAGACCATTTAATAAAGGTAATCACGCCTTTGGCCTGTTCCCAGAGATCCAATAAGGCACGAACATCCTTAGTAAGAGCTTCTACTTTTTCAGATAATTGTTCCACCTTAACGCCAAGTTCTTGTGTGTCTGTCATGATTCATTCCCTTTACTCAAGAAGAACTTTCACCCAGAGTTACATAAAGTGTATTACCTGCGGCTGAGCCGATGTGAGCAAGGTATTGTTGTTCATTGCGGATAAGGAAGACTTGAGTAGTATTAGGAAGCATTGGAGTACCTGTGGTGATTGAGGTGGTCACACCTGCCGTATCACCAAGTTTCCAGAAGATTGTTGCTGCACCACTATTGACAAGGCGCATAGAACGAGTTCCACGGACACCAACAGTAGGATTAACTTGAGTAGTGGTAGCTGTTGCGCCGACTGCAAAAGAAACTGTATCTGCTTGGGCCTCAAATGGCCGAATATAATCTGACATAGAGATGCCCTTTTTAGAATGAATTAGGTGTGGCCTTTGTCCGGGCCACGACGGAAGTTAAGCAAAGCTTAACGGGTGTAGATGAAAGTAATGTAGCTTTCACCAGCAGTTGGAGTGCCAGTAGTTGAAAGCCCGGAGACCCACAACTGAATGTCAGGACCAAGGGGAACTGAGTATGGTTGCATCAAACCACCAGCAGGTTGCAGAGAACTCAACGTACCAGCAGCAGTAAACACGTTATAAGCATTGATAAGATCAGCACCACCAGAGATAGTACCAACGTTAATAGTAGCAGCGGTAATACCACCACCAGTCAATGCAACTTTATTGTAATAGTTCATTTGAAGCAGGGTTGCATCAGCAGGCAGCACAGCGACAAGGGTCTTTACAGAAGTGGTAACAGCAAAATTAGCAGAGCTAAGTTTAACCACCTTCACATAAAGTTCTTTGACGTTGGACGTTGCTGTTGGCCCGATGGGGCTAGGATCGCTAACTGCGACCTGACCCGGTACGAAAACAATTGCCATAATTTATCCTTAAAAGAAATTGAAAGGAGGGTTTAATCTCCTTCCAAATATGTGATTAATTAGGCACCTTGATTGCCATACACACCGCGAGCGTCACTGAAGCCCCAGCTTGCACGGAACTGAGCCTTGTACTTAGCATTATCCGTATCGAAGTCGCCGTCTTGGTCGAAGGAAACTGCCTTACGTTCAAAATAGCGTAGACCGTTAGGTGCATCGGTAACAATGAACCAAGCGTCCGAGTCAGTCAGATAGTGGCTGGTAACAACTTCAGGGATAAGGCCCATTGCCTTCAGCACGTTGATGTCGTTGTTATCAGTACCAACACGACCCTCCGACTTCAGGATACGACTTGCTTCAAAGCCCAGTTGATATGGAATCACCAGCTTCTTAGGACGAACTGCAATGCGCAGACCGCGATCATTGGTATAACCAGCAATGTCGATACATGCCTGTTCAATAGCCGCTTCCGAGATGTCGCTGTAAGTCGTTGGACGATTCGACCAAGTACCACCAGCAACGTTAGGATGCACATTAGAGACCAGTGCAACACCGTCACCACCAGCAAAAGTACCAGCAGTAAATGCGTTGTTAAACACACTTGCACCGAGAGTTTCTTGGGTCTGGCGAACCGAGAATGCCAGAGACTGCGCCTTCTGCTTACCTACCGTGTCGTACTGGTCGTCTTCATACAGCTCACGCGTAATGATGAAACCCAGTGCATAGTTAGCATGCGTATAGCGAGTCGTGAAACCTTGACGTTCACTATCATAAGCAATGCTAGAACCTTCCGGCTTCATCTGGAGCAAACCAAACGAACTGTAGCCGATATCTTCTTCATACTTACGATCCGAGGTATTCATCTCAAAACCGTATTGTTTCCACTCCTGTGGATATTCCGCGTAAGCCTTGCCATAGATCGTGTTAAGACCCGGATAACATTATGTTCAAGAAGGCACATTAAACCTTCTCCGAGGATTGCTCCTCTGCTGATACTTTCATATCAGAGCAGACTATATCTTCATCCTCATTTCTGAGGAGTTCTCCACTTCCATCCATTTGGATGTACTCCCTGTCGGGATAGTCGTTGAACTTTCCGAGTAGCGTATAACCCTTTGTGTGAGTATTCTTCATCCAGTAAGTATAAAAACGACCTTTAATTTCATAGGTTCGTTTGACTGGATTAAGTGTTCTCCAAAGGTTCCCAGCGTTTAGATTATGATCTCTAATAAATCTGTTCCATCCTGTTACCAGATGCACAGTTCCGTCTGGAAATCTGATTATATATGATTCTTCTTTTCTACAACCCTCTGTGCTTAAACCACCATGAGTGCTGTTATATCCGTCCTTATAAGTATTGTACTCAATTACAAAGTACTTTTCCAATTCTGATAAGTCTTTCAATGTCAAAGCAGAACAAAGTTCCTGCCATTCAAAGTTGTCCCATCCATAAACCGCAATAGCACGATAAAAAGCTTTCTTCTCGTTTTTCTTGGGATTGTTTGAATCTAATTTATGTCTGTGTTTACGTTCTTCCAGAGACAGTCTAGTTAGACCAATGTAGGATTTTCCATTAACTCTT